GCTGCTTGAGTAGCCGCCCGAACGCCCTATCGCCTCGGACGTAGCGCTTAGGCACCTTGCGGGGCCTCGGTGCTCGCCTGGATGACCGTCCACTGGCGGGTTCCCATGCGATCTTCCGCCGTATTGATGTTGAGCTCGCGGTCGTTCCAGAGGATCTGGTCCGCATCGAGAATGTCATTCCGGTAACGGATGACAATCTCGAAATAGGAATAACCCTGGAGGACTCCGCCGATTACGGCCTCGCGGCCATTGATCGACGTGACCTTGGCCCAGAGGGTGGCGACATCCTCCCAGCCTATGTCGAGACCGCCACCGGCGTTCTTCGTTTCGGTGCGGCGGCGGATGGTGATCCGGTCGCGAAGATCGCCGGCTTGCATGGTTGGGCCTCCGTCTAAGGGAAAGCGACGCTTCGCAGCGTGGCCTCAAGCTTGCCCAAGGCTTTAGAGAGCGACGCCCGATTCCTCGATGCCGATCTTGAGAACGGTCGTTGAGGTGGCGATGCCGAGAATGGTCGGATACATCCCGGTCGTGAGGTCGGCGACGGGGCAAATCCCGCCCGCGTTCGAGGAGAGATAATAGGCCGTGCCCGCTGTCAAAGTCGCGCCGATGGTGATCGTGCCCGCCAGTTGGACGGTAAGCGGCTGACCGCTCAGTGAACCGTGAAGCGCGATGCCGACAGGTGAACGCGCTGCCGCGGTTCCGCTGTTGTTGTCGGCGAGCTTATAGGTGTTGGTGGCGCTGTCGAGATAGACCACCTGACCAGCGGTGATTGTCGCTCCGGCAGTTCCGGTTTTCCTTTGCCCCGAGACAAGGGCAACATTAGCGGCAGTAATGACGAGATCGCTCATTTAGAAGCTCCGATAATTGCAGAGAAGGGCGTCAACCGTGTTCGGGAGGGTTGGAATGCCTCCATCGGCTGTCACGGACTGGCGCACGGAAGAGATCGATGAACGCTCGTCGTTCCACTGGGATACGAGCATGAAGATTGCGGCGCGGATTGCTTCGGGAACGGTGGCGTATCCGCAGGTGAAGCGGATAACGACGTTGTTCACTCCGGCGGCAACGGTCGGCCACGTCTGGTCGGAGACGCGAACGACCCAGGAAGGATCTGAGACGAGGTCGGCTGCATAGACCGCCGTGTCGAGCGTCTGCAAAATGCTGTCGGAATCGTAATACTTTACCGAATCGACCGACTGCACCGGCCCCTTGGGAATGAGCATTGCGTCGGTAAAATCGTCCAGCACCAATTCCCAGACCTGGGACATGAGCGCCCGCCCGGTGTATTGCTCGACATAGTTGGTGGCGGCGGCGATGTAGGTGTTCAGGAGGCCGTCGCTGTCCGTTCCGTCCACGCGGCACTGCGCCTTTACCTCGGCGAGGGTGACGGGATAGTCGGTCGGGGCCGTAATCAGCCTCAAGCTCATCGCGTTCCCCTTGAGATATTGGCCGGCCTAGCCGGGTTGGACGCTCTCGGCCTTGCATCATTCCGTAGCGGTGGGCGTGAGCCCATCGCGACGCTGGCTCGCGTGAGGTCGGCCAGTCTGTCGTGGCGAACCGTACGCCGGTCTGGCGCGATATGCGCCAGCATCGCATCCGAACCCGCCAGTGCGTAATCGCCCGCATCCAGAACGAAAATGATCTGGCGTAGAAACGCGGCAGATGATCCGGCGAGGTCGAACGCCCCCGGCGTCGCCGCCAGCATCCTCCCGCGCGACAGTGCCGCATCCGCACCCGAAAGAGCGACCGCGCCGCTTTCCGCAGAGAGCTTCGCAGCCCTCAGCAACGCCGCTTGTGAACCGATCAGCGAATAATTTGCGCTCGCACAGGAAAGCGTGAAGCCTTTGCGCAGCGATGCCGCTGAGCCGCTGAGGGAATATGCTCCAACCGACGCCGTGAGATTGCGTCCGGCCAGCAATGAAGCGCTGCTGCCAGTAAGTGCATATGCCCCGCTCGCTGCGCCAAGAAGGAGACCCCTGGTTAGCGCAGCAGTAGAACCGGAGACTGCGAAGTTGGCACTCGCCGCAGTAATCTTCCGGCCCGCCAATAGGCTGGCGGATGCCCCGTTAAGCGTGTAACTCCCCGCCGATGCCGGCATCCCGACGCGCAGCGTTGCCGACGAGCCGGAAAGCGCATAGCTACCGCTAACCGCCGTGATCTTGCGCCCGACCAGCAGGCTCGCCGCCGATCCGGTCAGAGTATAGGCCCCCGCCGATGCCGGGAGAGTGACTCTGAGCGTTGCAGCCGAACCCGATAGTGTGAAACTACCAGCCGATGTCGAAAGAACCCGGCCAACCTTGAGCGTCGCGGTCGAGCCGGAGAGCGCGAAGCTCCCCGAAGCAGCCGTTAGCGTGTAGCTTGCCGCCGAGGATGCCCCGTCGTCAGCAAACGGCAGCGTTCCAAACGTCGAGTAGCCGAACACCGCCTACGTTCCCATGCGAAGAACGAGGCTGCCGATATGCAATGCGATCGCCGTGCCTGTCGTCGAGCTCAGTCCGGCGAGAACCTGCGGAAACAGCGTCGTGTTTGCAGGAACATCGGTCGTCGTTGTCGTGTAGAAAATGTCGCCAGTATCGAGCCGGATCAGCAGGGCGTAGACCTTGCTGCCTCCCGGCTCCTGCCAGATGCACGCCTCGTACCAGCCATTCGCGACCAGGGGGATTCCAGTGTCGGTTTTCGTTCCCGTGCCTGCGTTGCTGTTGACCAGCAGCTGAATGTTCGTGTCGGTGCTGTCCTTAGCGAACACGGCGTAATGGGCGGTGAGTGCTGACGGCTCGCCGGTGTTGCCGACGAAAGTCGTGCCCGTCATGCCGATGAACAGCCGGGGCCCTGTCGGCAGAGTCGTCGCGCAGCCGAAACGGCAGGTGAACTCCCAACCGCCGTGGCCTGCCGTAGTGCTGCTGACCGCGACCGCGCTGTTGCCTGACCATGTAAAGGCCGCCTGGGCATTCGCCGTCGTCGCCGAAGTGGCAGTGCCTCTGACCTGTTCGGTAAGGAAGTTGGTCGTCGCGACCGTCGCGCTTCCCGCCGTTCCCGTAACGGTGGGCGAAGCGCCGAGACGGACGTTCGCAAAGTTGGTCGAGCCGGGAACCGGCATCGAATAGGCCCATTGGGTCGAACCGAGATGCGACATGATCTCGCTCGCATCGATGACCATCGCGCCCGTCGCCGCCGACGTGAGGCTCAGCAGCGACCCACTCGAGCTATCGACCCGCTGGTTCGTCCCGCGGCTGAGCGTCGTTCCGTTCCAGTAGGAATAGCTCAGCTCCCACGTTGAGCCGTCCTCATAGCGGACAAGGCCGATCCAGCCGGTTGGAACCGTTGACCATGCGCGAAAGCCGGAAGCCGCCGCGTTGGGCGTGAATGCGCCCGTTCCCGGCGTGCCTGCGGTCGTGCCTTTGATTGCGTTGTAAAACGGTGCAGCCACGGCCATCCCCCGTCCCGAACCTCCTCTACGCTACGCAACAGAACGGGCCCGAAGGCGGGGATTAAGCGACGGTCAGAATGTTTCCGGGAAGATCGACCGTGAACGTCTCGCCGCTGGAGAGGCTGATCGATGAACCGTAATCGTAATATCCAATCAGCGGGTCGGCGGGCGAAGTCGGCGTGTCGTTGTAGATATAGACATAGCGGAAAGGCCCGACCGAACCCGAAGCGGTGAGAACGAGATCGCTTGCGGCAAGCGTCAGGGTTCCGCTGCTTTGCGTCGCGGAGACGCCGCTGAACGCGCGCGTGCTCAGGTTCGTGTAGCTGATCTGGGTGACGTTCGCGAGAATGCACGTCGAGGTTGCGCCAGTCGGCGGCGTCGATTCCGAACCGGGGGCGGTGTTGCTCAAGGCGACGGTGATCGCTCCGGTGTTCAGATTGTGAACGCCCTGCGCGAGATGCTCGACAAACCCGTTGAGCTTGTTGAATGCGGCCATCGGTTATTTCTTCCGCTTCTCGGGAGCGGCTTTCACGGCGCGCTCGACCTTGGGGGCGATGGGAACGACCTGTTCGGCCTTGATGCGGCGGATCGCCTCCGCGTCATCCATCTCGACTTCCTCGTCAACGCGGAGGTCGGTGTCAGGTCCGGCGATATTGTGAAGGATGCGGACAAGCATTACGCTCTCCCAAAAAGTAAGAGGCGGGAGCCGAAACCCCCGCCTCCGTTTTAGTTAGGCGTTCTTCATGTGCTTGACCGCGCCAGTGTCCATCAGATCGCCGTCGAAGCGGGCGAAACCGACGAACACGCTCTGGTCGCTGGTCAGGTACAGCTCGTCCGAACGGCGCACGACGAACTCGCGCACGCGGCGGACGATATACTTGTCGAACGCGCCGGCGAGCATGAACTTCGCGCCGGTCGCCATCGATGCCATCGCCTGGTTCACCGAGTAGGGAACCGAGATGCCCGCGAGATTGATCGAGGCTGCGTTGTCGCGCAGGCCGTCGATCAGGTAGCGGTTCTGGCCGTCCTTCAGCTTGCGGATCGCCTGGAGCGTCGAGTCATTAAACATGAACCGGAAGCTCGGCAGCGAACGGTAGGCCGGATCGATCGAGTGGTAGAAGTCGATAATCTCGTCCGCCGTGACCGCAGCAACGCCGGCGGTCGTCTTGCCCGCCGAGGTCGCGGTGACGATGCCGTTCGGGTCGCCCGAACCGTCGCCGGTGGTCAGGTCCGTGTTGACCTTGCGGGCAATGCGCTCGCCCATCAGGTCGTTGAGGATCGCGCCGATGTCGAACGCCGAGTCCTGAAGCAGTTCGCTCGACACGAGGATCGGGCCGGACGAATACTTGTACGCGTCCAACTGCTTCTGGCCGAAGGTGACATCGCCCTCGGAAGTCGCTGCGGTGTTCTCCGCGAGGCGGACACCCACAGTCGATGTGTCGTTGACGGTCGGCCAGTAGATGGTGTTACCGGCGGCGGTCACGATCTGGCGGGTGACGCCCGGATCGAGCATCGGACCCCAGGCCGCAAGCGACTTCACCAGCTCGTTGGCAAGGTCGGTCGGGATGGTGTAACCACCAGCCGTCGTGCCCGTGCCCTGCGCACGCTCTTCGGTGGCGGCCTTGAGCAGCGCACGCTCTTCCGGCTTCATGCCCGCGACGCCGTACACCATGAACGCGCGGAACGCGTCCGTCTCGGTGATGTTTGACTGCGTGCCATGCGTCTCACCGGTGGTCAGCGGACGCTTGGCGCGAGCCTCTTCGGCGCGGCGCTCCAGCTCGGCGCGGGCGCTCTCAAGGCGCTCCTCGCGCTCGATACGCTCGCCGAGGCTGTCGTGCTCGGCCATGATAGCGTCGAACCTGGCTTCCAGCTCGGTAACACGCTCAGCCGGGGTTTCGTTGGTGATTTCGCTGCGGACCTGTTCCGCGTCCACGAGAAGTTCATGCTGCTTTGCGCGCAGCTCGGAAGTTGCCATGTTGAAAGGCTCCATTTGAAGGAATGGGCCGTCATCTCGACGGTCCTTGAAGGGCCTTGCCTAAGGGCCGATAAGGCGCTTACCGCGTTATTTGCGGGATGCTTTGCGAAGGGTGACGCTCATCTTCGAGCGGGCGAGGAACCGTTCGACCCCCGACCTGTCACCTTCCGAATTTCTCGATTGCTCCAGTGAGCGAAGAGCAACTTCGGTGTCCGCGTAAGCGGGGAACGTTACGACCGAGACCTCGAACAGCTCGACGCCGCGGATGGTCCTAAGCGGAGTATTTCCGGTCTCGTCCCACTCCTGGTCTGTCACGCGGAAGCCGAAGCTCATTCCGTCGATATCGCCTCGCGCCAGAGACGCCGAGAGATCGCGGCCCAACTGCGTGTCGGGAAGGTCAATCTCGACCGCCAGACCACGGGAATCCTCGCTCAGGCGAAGGGTGCCCGACTTGGTGCGGCCAAGAACCATCGACGTATCGTGGTCGAACAGCGCACGGACATCGCCCGTCAGCGCCTTGGTGAAGGCACCCGGAGCGATCTGCTCGCGGAACGCTCCGCCAATGTCGGTCGGGCTGTTGAATACGGCGGCATAGCCGGCAACGGTGCGCGAGTTGTCGCGCACCTCGATCGGCGCACTCAAATCCCTGCGCTCACGCTCCATCCTATTTGTCCCCCTGCGCGGGCGGTGGCGTTCCCGGCTTTGGTTGCGTCCCCAGCGGGACGGTGGCCCCTTGTATGTATTGCTTGTCGGCGTTCGGATCTGCGGACTTCTCAAGTCCCATGTAACCGCGCCCGTCGTTGGGCGTGTAAACGCCGCTCTGGACAAGCGCCGCGATGGCATCCGCGCGCGTCTTGAAGTCTCCGCGAAGAAGCGAATCCATGTTCAGCCGGACGCGGCGGTTATTGACCCTGCGTCCGAAAAGCTTGAGGTTCATCTGGCTTTCCCACGCATTCGTCCAATGGGCCAGCGTGTGCTTGACCAGATGCAAGTCCTGGTTCTCTGAATTGGCGAAATTGGCGTTGCTCAAATCCTGGAGGAACCAAGGAGGAACCCCGTACAATCTCGCGACTTCTTCGACCTGGAACC